TTCCCCTCGGCCTGCTTCCCCTATAACCAACTATTTTCAGCAGAGTTCATTTTTAACTCGTTATGGTGTATTAGCTGGTTTTTACGAAAAGCAGAGATTGACCAATGTGATTTTTCAAAAGACTTGTAAGGTAGTATTCCGGCAACTTTGGCAAACAATGAAACGGATGTCTGATAAACTATCCCAGTGTGCTCATAACTGGTATCAAAAGATGGGAATCACTAACCAAGATATGTACCCGACTCAGGCAGCATCACTCGTTCAGAACAACAGCGTAAACTATTTTCAATCATTGCACGACCATCAAAACGTAATGCAAACCGCAATCTGCGGTATCCCTATCGATAGTTTCCCAGTCCCATACGCGTATACTACGGATCTACTAGCGGATAATTATGGTTTTCATCGGCAGGTATGGGTTGACACAAGTATATATCTGTTCAACCATTTAATAAATTGGAAAGACCCAGCGGCGAGCCTCTTTTACCCTGATTTACCTTTAGCGTTAACATCAAACGTGTCATTAGACTTAGTGTTAGCTGATGCACCTTTAGGTCCTTCACCGCAACAGGCGGTTGTGTTATTCGCAGGCGTGAATCTAACTAGAACTGGAATGCAACGTCTCCTAGATGCATTCGAAGGAACTATAGCTCAACCGGGGGCGATGAAGTTGTCAGCTAAACGGATATTCTCGCTACTACAGATGAACCATTCTCTAAATCCTGGTATGTATGTAGATGTGTTGCGATACTTCACGTATCGGCAGGACGATGCTAACTATGTTAAATACCAAAATATTAAATGTTTTACGAATGAGTTTCTTCGCTACGATTCGAATGACGCGGATTCATTTGACGCACGGAAAGGACGACCCAACTTTTTCTTGTTGTTACCATTTAATCCACCGGCCCAAGACGCCGCATCCGGACGCCAGTTATATCCAGCATTCTACGCAAGCTCGAACGTAAGAGGTATTAAGACAAATTTCTCACTAGACGGAACAGGATCCGTCAATTCTGCTTTTACTACCGCCGTTGTTAACCCTAACGCCGGTTACCTGTTACCTCCAGTTATGGGAGGTGACGGGTCAAAAAACTAACCTTGCCAAAAGGGATACTCCCAGCCTTCAAAAATCGTTCCCTACTAAACGAAAAGTTCATTGAGTTTAGTAACGTGGAACAGCCACGTTGGTTGGGACAGCTAAGTGGTAAAATGCCTCCTACCATCTCTTGGGAGGATAACTCCGCCATGTTAACGGATTGGTCAAAGAATCGAATACGTTATCATCGGCATGGACATTCGTTATTAAACGGGGGGGCGGCCGACGTCAATATTGCTGCCTCTCTGTATCTTGAATATCTGGAATCAATAGGTCAGAGTAAACTTATAGATAAGTATAAGTTGTACTCTGTCGTCTTTGACAAAGACCTCTCAAAACGTTTGTCTACTGATGCGAAGAAACTAGGTCCTAAATTGTGCCCTGAGTGGCGATTCTTGGTCGACTTGGATAGGTTAGGTGATTATTTGCCTTACTTGCCGATAGAGGAATTCGTCGCCGACATAAAGGACTGGGTCCAGCGTAAGCCTCTCCATGCATGGGACGGAGATGAAGAGAAATTTTATACCGTTTTTAAAGAAGAAGCCTATCAGGCGTTTTTCAATAGTGGTGTAACACCTAAGCGAAAAATAAGTGTTGACGACTTCTTTAATAATGGCGACATTTGGGCGACATCAGGGTCAGGGTATGAGCCAGATCTACCTAAACCATTCGTACAAGATATCACAAAAAACGCCCCTATACCAATCAAAAAGAACAAGTGGGGATTGCGATGGACCACCTCTAAATACGATTTGAAAAGATTGATGTTTAAAAAACGTAAGCAAATGTGTAAAGCCGTACAAAAGAGCGAACTGACGAAATTAAGAGCTGTCATTTCAAGCGATCTCAGTTTGTACTTGAAAATGAGTTATATAAGCACCTTTCTGGACCAAATTTTTTCGCAACGTACCGATTCTACATTATGGATGAACAAGGAACAAACTCACAACCTGTGGCAGAGCATGGCCCCCGATGGTACTACTAGGATGCCTTTAGACCAATCCGAATTCGATAAAAACGTAAGCTATAGACAAGTAGAAATTTTATTAGTTTTAATTGAGGATATACTTAAAGCGTATGATTTAGGTGACGAAGTGTTAGAAATTATGTCACTAATACGCTATGCTCTTGAAGGCGGGTACGTTTATGGATTAGGTGAAAAGATCGAGATCACTAACGGGATACTTTCTGGATGGCGGTGGACTGCCATGCTTGACACTATGGTTAACATCGTGGAACTCAGGATGGCCAAACGATACTGTTTGGAAAAGGAACAACCTATCTTGGGGTCAGAAAGTAATTCACAAGGAGACGACACCTGGTTAAAATTACAGTCATATAATGATGCATTTTCACTCTGGTACGCTTATGATTCGTTTGGATTGGTGGTTAACCCGAAGAAATTCTTTGTGGACACTGTCCGTGATGAATACCTACGACGTGTAATGGATAAAGACGTTATAACCGGTTACCCGGCGCGATCGGTGGCCAGTATCTGCTTTCGCAACCCTATACAACCAGCCGAACCACCAGGACCACAGCGTGTGCGATCAAATTTTAGCAAGTGGAAGTTGTTCGCTGAGCGGGGAAACGTGACCATAGAGCACCCTTGGATAATGGCCCAGTATACGCGTGATTCGCGACAAGGAGTCATCGGCATGTCCGATCGTGACATCAAGGCGTGGACGTATCAAGACGTACAATATGGTGGTATCGGTTTAGGACACGGTACCGCTGATATACTAGACCTAGACGAACGGCAGCCGGAGTATGATAGGATCGACCTGCAGAGTTTACCAGGCGTGAGTGAATGGATAAAGTTCGCTGCGCCGTACAAAGTAGAGGAGAGGTCGATTAACGCGTTTGTCTTAAGTACGATGGAGTTTCAACCACATTATGCTCTTCCGCATTGGGTAAAATATGTCTATACATACGATGATCATGAATACGCGGTACCTAGTGGGTTGTTAACCGACCAGCCGGGCACGGTAGCAATAGGGCCCAGAACCAAGCGAACGGCTGCTTTCAAAGGATGGCGTTGGTATTCTGATAGGTCTTACCTGTTTTCGGCTAAGCATATGTTCTCACCTTCCATAGGTACGGTTGAACACGTTGTACCTTTAAAGCCTTTAAAAATATGGGATGGTAGGATTGGTGGTAAATCACTCCCGCTGCCCCCTTTGAAAGAAGGGATCACTATGACTCTCGCCGCACTTTCAGATGACCTATCAGCTGTATTTCAATACGTTCCCGATTCATGCACACATAAACCTAAACGCTGGTTAAAAGATTATTACACCGGAAAATTAAAAGCAAAGATTTCGCCTGTTAACGGGTGGGGTCTAGATATAACCGGGTATGTAGGTAATTCCTTATTAAATGTCGCTATTACTTATTTTTTGCTAACCAAACGCGCGACCATGGCGCTTTGGGATTCACTTTTGGCAGAAATCGATAAATTCGTCAAGTTTCAACTTGACACCATGATGATACGTGTAGTCGAATGAGACTACGATTGTACGTACGTAATCATCTAAATTAATGCCTTCAGGCTCAACAAATACGTACTAAATCTTTGTGACACACCGCGTACGTGCGGGTTAAAACGCGTACCCTTAAACAAATAAATAAATACAAAAATACGTGAGAGATCACGACCTAGCTAGTAGACGGTTTAAGGAAAAAAAAACTTTAAGAAAACAACATCAAGTCTACATCATAAATATGCAAATAGTCCCAGTAAGCGCGCGATCCGCGCGCCTAGGGTGGGCGTGTTGACAGCACGCAGGGAGGGGGACTAACCCTGGAGTTAGTATCGCGGCGACTGATTCTGTGACCGACGAACTCTCCGATTACAAGTAAGCGTGACCCTACAAGAGAGCATACCGTCTTCGGTGGACGAAGCG